GCCTTCGTCTGACAATATCGCTATGGGGAAACCCTGTGGATATCCCCCTGGTGGAGCGATGAGTAATCGAACTGCGGATGGGCAACGGCGTAATGCGAGGACGGGGGTTAGACTGTCTACCGGCAGGCCCGTGACCAACATAGCGAACCCCGGCAATGTGATAAAGTGCAATGTTGGGGGTGGACAAATGGGTTCACCCCTCGCCCATGAGAATGAAGCCCCATTTCCCGAGAGTCTTGCGGAGTTCTTCATTCGATCCTTTTGCCCCCTAGGTGGGATCGTAGTTGATCCATTCAGCGGATCAGGGACAACGGTATGTGTCGCGGAGAGGTTGGGTAGGCATGGAATGGGGTTTGATGTTAGGCAATCGCAGATTGATCTGGGGCGTCGCCGACTCGCGGAGCAACAGGGAGTATGAACCTACCCACCCGAGATTTTCACTACTATGCTGGTATCGACCCCGGATTTTCTGGAGCGATTGCTTGGATGAACGCAACAGGGAGTACAGTCAATGTCGAAGATATGCCCACAACTGAGGATACGGGGAAAACTGAGCTACATCTGCCCCCTCTCTGGGGACAGTTTACCCGATTGCGACTACTGCCCGATTGTGCGGTCGGAATTGAATGGCCCAATACGCGCCCTGGCGACGGCGCTGAAAGGTGTCAACGATTCGGTCAACAGATGGGCACCTTGCAGGCATTCGCCTTCGCTAAGGGACTTGGGTATTTCCTGATTGCTCCGAACCTCTGGAAAGGCAGGCTGGGTTTAGACGGCAAGACAGTGGCCGGTGCCAACGAGAGGGCGGCTGAGGAATTTGAATGCCTCTACCCCGGACACGAAGCTCTGATCCGTGGTCCCCGTGGCGGTCTCCTCGATGGTAGAATGGATGCCCTGCTGATCTGCCACTTCCTGCGAACCTGTAACGGCAGTGACACAATGAGGAAGTTTGGTAGACAATCACCCGAAGCCTTTGCGTTCTGTGCGAGTGGGGGTGGTAGAAGTCGAGGCAAGCGACCGATGAAGTCTTTGCGAGGTCATACGAATGTCTCTTGAAGCAATAAACCCCCGATGTAAAACATGTTGTTGGTGGAATATGGGGACCGAAACTGAGCGGGGGCAGTCGCTTGGTTCTTGCAATCGAGAGGGATTCCGCAGCGGTCCTATCTTCATATTAGCTCAATCAACGGACGGCGATGGGACATACCTCGAAACTACTGATGACTTCGGCTGCATACTGTGGAAGGAACGCTATAATGGCTGATCCCACAAAAGAACAACTGTGTTCCCTACTTGCGTGTACACTTGACTCAGTGGACTCTGATAGGATACTGAAAACGGCTTTGAGGAAAGAGAGAATAGTTGTAGCTTTTCTCGCGGGTGCTACCTCATCCCATATCCATGCTCTTATTCAAGATTTTAGGGAGGAGGATGCCCTTGCCTGAGACTAACCCCCGATGCTTTCACGTTTCCGCGAGTGCAATCAGTGCTCTCAAAGCGTGCCCGCAGCGTTTTCGCCTCGCCTACCGCGAGGGCTTGAGACTCACCGCTGATACCGATAGTCAGCGCATGGGCACAAACTGGCATTCGATGCACGAGGTCTACGCTCTGCATCAGGGATTAGCTACTCATGCAGGCGGAGAGGAAGTGGATGGGGGGCTAGCAGCGGTTGTCGAATACCTTAATCAGCGGTATGCACAGATGCCCACGAGCAAGACGGCTAAGGAGTGGGCATTGGAGCGTGAGATTCTACTCATTAGTTTCATCGGGTATCTGTGGTATTGGCAGCATGACCCCGTAGAGGTGTTGGCCAGTGAGGTAGCCTTTGATCTACCCCTCCATGCCCCCAGGGTGGGGTTGCCTCTGCCCCTAAAAGACGTGGTGAGGGTTGGGAAATTCGATCACATCGTCCGATGGCAGGGAATGGTTGGGTGCATGGAACGCAAGAGCACTAGCCGATCTATCGCCCCGGACTCTGACTATTGGGACAAAGCGAAAAAAGACACGCAAGTTTCAATGTACGCCCTTGCTTTCCGTGATCTCATAACGAGCGAGGGCAACGATATCTTGAGTGCTGCCGGGATTGAGTTCTCTATGGATGATCGCCCTGGGAATACGCTTTATGATGTCTGGCACAAGCCCACGATCAAGCCCGCGATGTTGACTCAGAAAGAGACGGCTGAGTTTATTCAGATGGGTACTTGGCTAGGATTACGGCAGACTCATTCGGGAGAGTACCACGGACAAACATTTAACATTGATATGTCCGCTGGGGTTGAACAGACTCCGGTAGTGAGAATTAATGGGGAGTTGCCCGATGTAGAAATAGGCAAAAAGGGCTTCGCAATCAGGGAAACGGTAGAGATGTTCGGTGCTCGGCTTCTCACTGATATCCACACGCGGCCCGAGTTCTATTACGCTCGCAAGGAGATCGTTCGTACAGATCAGGAGATTCGCAAGTTTAGATTCGAGCTATTCAACATCTATGAGATGCAACGACTGTTCGATAAGACGGGGCATTGGTACGAAAACGAGTCGCAATGCAGGGCTACTTTCCCCTGCTCATATATCCCGATCTGCTTTGGCTGCGGGGCAGATGCGGCGTGTGACGGTAAGACTGTTCCCGCAGGGTTTAAGCGAATCTTTGTCAACCCCGTCTTAGACGCGGGCTTAGTTACGGAGGAATGATGCGATTTTATGCACGCATGTACTGGTTTTCGTGGGTATTTGGTATTGAGTTGTTTGCTGGCAAGACCTCGTACTGCATTGTGTTTCGTGTTGGACCGTTGTGGTTACAAGCGAACTATATGCACTAGAAAGATGAGGAATGATGCACTTCTTGATCTATGCCGAGTCAGAGAAGAATGTGATACCGGGGAAAATCCGGCAGACCCATTTTGACTGCAAGGCGGATCGACTGACACGGGAAATGCAAAATCGAATGGCTCAGCGTGTCGTCAATGATTATCTTGGCATGTTCCCCCACAATCGGCCCCTCGGGGCTTTTCGGATCAGCGAGATATTCGCGGTGTCTAATGCACAGTGGGAGTATGCCCACCAACCACAACAGAAAGATGAGGAGTGATGCATTTGTATTTTACTTTTACGCGGCGTGATTGGTTGTTCGGTGTCGCTTGGGTGAACTTCGGGGATACCGTGATCGAGATCGGTTTTGGACCCTTGCGTCTCGTCATCTCTACGGAGGAATACCTTGACTAAACCCCCCTCAATGACGAAACCCACTCTTGCCGAGGGGATGATGACGAATCGGTGTCCCCGGCCCATCATGGGTAAACCCTCTGCTTCTGTTGCCCGTGTCGCTAAGGTGTTTAGCGTCAAGCCCTGGACGGGTGCGAATGAGGGCGAGAAGATCGTGATGTACGGTAAGAGCGGCATTGGTAAAACGACTGAGGCTGCAATGGCCCCCGGTGCGGTGTTCATCGGTCTTGATGATGGCGGACGGAAGATCAGGCACCCGAAGACGGGCGAGCCTGTGTTGAGCATCCCCGGCATTGAGGGCTTTCAGGATGTGCGGGATGCCCTGCATCAGAAGAACCTCTGGCCTGAGGGCTGTACTGCTGTCATTGACACGGTAACAAAGCTCGACGAGCAGATGGAACCGTACATCTATGAGCACTACAAGACCGCGCAGGGGGGCACGGTTACGAGCATGAGGAAGTACGGCTGGGATGGCCCCGCCCATCAGCTTGAGTGCTACCGGCTGCTTCTCTCTGATCTCGATGCCCTGGTGCGGACGGGTCGCAACGTCATACTGCTGGCTCAGCTTGCTCAGATCACGCTGGCGAACGCAGAGGGCATGGACTATCTCGAAGATGGGCCGAAACTTCAGCACAACAAGCAGTACAGCGTGCGATTGGAGTTGTGCGAGTGGGCCGATCATGTCTTCCGCATCGGCTACGCTGATTTCCGTGTGGCTGCGGATCACGACAAAGCGAGGGTCGGGAAGGTGCAAGCAAGTGATGCCGTGCGAAGTGTGTACACCGGCGGGGCACAGCATTTTATTGCCAAGTCCCGGCCCATCAACGGGTATCGAGTCCCCACGGTGATTAGTTTTGCCGAGGCCGGAGATGATTCATTGTGGAAATTCGTGTTCGAGGGAGCGAGGGTTGAGGGATGACATCAGATGTTGATTATCGCCTTTGGCAACTGGCGAGCGACGTGCGTTTCTGGGCCGTGATATCCTCTGAGAATCTTGAAACACGCGCGAAAGAACTCAACAGGGTTACACACGTTATGCTGACGTATATCTGCGACCCTGATCTCAAATGGTCGTGGCCTTTCCCGACCGAAAAGGAGACCGGAGACTGATGGCGGCGAACATCCTGTTCTTGATCGGTTGCCTGTTTTTTATGGCAGGAACCTTACTGAATATTCGGAATTTACTTCATTAGGAGAGTTAGACGTATGAACAAATTGGACACAGCAGGTACTTATCGTGGTGAGATTCTTGAATCGGCTTCGGATGAGACGAAGAAGGGTTTTCCCCAAGTCATACTGCGGCTCAAAGCCATTGAGAAGTGGGTCGAAGACAAGGCCGGGATGGAGCACTTCAAGCTCACTGAACCGGGTTGGGTGGATTGGTCCTCTTTTGGTGAGGATATCCTTGCCTACCTTGTATTGTTCAACTCCGCTGAGGTGTTTGAGCCGGGGCAGACAGACCTCAAGAACTACGGTCAGTTGAAACTGGCTACGGGATGGGATGGCGAGGAGTTTGACTCGCTCGGCAATGGAGCGTTGGTTGGCAAGAAGCTCCTATTCAGAGTCGAGAACAATGAGTATCAGGGAAAAGTGAGTCTTCAAGTCAACTGGATTGACGCTTGGGATTCATCCCCGGGCCGTGAGTTGAAGTCTCTTGACGCCGCTGCGGTTAAAGCCCTTAATTCCAAGCTCAAGGTCACTCGCACGGTGCGGCCCGCGTCTGCCCCTGCAAAGCCCGTGGCCCCCGTCAAACCCCCCACCCCCGGCCCGAGCGTCAATATGGAGAAGATGGCAAAGGCCCAGGCTGATGCGGCAGAAGCGAGGAAAGCGGACCCTACGATTGGGGTGATCCCCCCGAGTGTGGGTACTGTGGTAGAGCTTCCTGTTGCTGTGGCGCAAACGATTATGGACGCGGTCCCTCGAAAGGCCGGTAGGCCCCGAAAGGCCGCTGTGTCACCCCCTCCGCCCCCCGCTCCGGCTGTTCTCCCACCCGCGGTTGACGAATCGCCTGATTCGTCAACGGGTTTGCCCGGCGAATGCACTCAGATCGGGGGTTGGGACTATGTGTGCAATAACAAGGGCGATAACAGTAACACTGATATCGAAAAGGCATGGATCGACGCCTGTACTGAGGTGGGCGGTGACAAGGATGAGGCCGAGTTCACTCCGACTGATTGGGCTAAGGTGCGCGATCTCGTGATTAAGGATATGGCTCTGTAACCCGCCCGTGTTTGGACCTTCCCCACCCCCTGAAGAGGGAGGCAACCACGGGTTCTACGTCCTCTACTCCCGGACGGTAAATCGGAGTAGGTTGTGGCCGGTAACTCAGTAGCAGAGGCTCCCAAAGCGGAGCGGTCGTTGGTGCAAGTCCAACCCGGCCCATTAATTTATGCCAGCAATCAGCAACAAAATAGAATCGCTGTTGGAGAAGTTTCAGGGAAATGCATACCCTGCGATGCTCGCCCATTTGGGGGAACATCTTGGGGTATCAGCAGCTTCTCTCTCTCGGCTCGCTCTGGGCTGGGTGCCTATCGTGGAGTTTGCGAAAGGGCCTAACTATCAGGGATGGTGGGTAATCCCCGAGCGAGATGCGAATGGAGAACCCGTGGGGCTGGGCCTTCGCTCGCTAAACGACACGAAGGTCATGTTTCCCAAGTCGAAACACGGACTCATCTACGAGGTCAACCCCAAGCACAAGCGGGGCGGGCAATCATACCAGCCGGGGTCAGAGAATTGGGTGCGGACGATGGACGCCGGGGTCTTATGCCCCATCTGTGAGAAGCCCGATGGCTGTCTACTCTCAGCGGAGAACCCCGAAGACCCAAAGGCTGTCGTCTGTATCAGGGTTGACTCGCCCCGGCGAATGAAGATGGGACACCTGCATATCAGGAAGATTGAGGGGCAAGTCTCTTCTGACACCTCGGCTCTGCCCCCGAGTGAGTATCCCGTCGTCAATGTGGAGGGCATGAGTGACGTTGCGGCAGCTATGGATATGGGGTTTGTCGCGGTGGGTCGCCCCTCGAATCAAGCAGGATTGG